GATAATGTATGATATTAATTGGGCTATAAAGTTTAAGACAAAGGGTACTAGTACCCTTTGTCTTAAACTTTATAGCCCAATTAATATCATACATTATCCAGTCCTTTTTCTTTAACTAATAATTCATAGTTATGGTCACTTACCAGTTTAATTTCATACGCCTGTACATTTTCGCCCTTAGTAAATGGAAAGCTGTAGTCTTCTACAACCACTTTATTAATGCCTAAAATTTGTAATGGCTCACAATAAACATAGAACTCTTTACTATATTTTAGGTAGTCAAAAAGTTGTTGCATTTGCTCTTTTGGGAAACAATCTTCAACCCTTCCCGTTTGAATGCTACCCATTAAAAAGCCAGTAACAGTGATTTCAAAATCTTTACGACTCCAACGCTCCTTAATAGTCCCTATTAAAGTATCTCCCTGTTTAGCAACATTTCGTTTAATAATATTGTTGCCAGAGGTAATGTTAACCATAGGCTCAAAAGGAAATAACCACGAAACTCCTTTATCGCTAAAGCTAAATGATAAAGGAAAATATTGTTGATCCTTTGGAGTTGGAGGTTCAGCCATATTAACTGAGAAATTGGGTCTAATACCCGAACTATCTAGTTGATTTTCTGTATTAACAAATGGTAAGAATGGAATTTTAAACAATACATGTTTTTGAAGCTCATTTTGTACGAGCGACATTCGTTGTACTGTTCCCACTGCATTGCTACCCATAAGGCTCGCAAAAATGATGTCTTTATTAGATAGTTCCATTTTATCCTGTTGCTGTTGTTGCCATTGCTAATACTCTAAGTAGCTCATCAGCTACTTGGCTTCCCGCCTTATTACTCGCGTCTTTACCTCCCATAATAGTATCGGCTTTGATGCCTATCAATTCCTTAAGGTTTATGGTAATATAGTTATGCTTTGTACCGCCTGTGGCAGTAGCGGTATTTGATTTTTCTGCTTTACCTTTTGAGCCCCCAAAAGGATCCTTAACGGTTTTTTCTGTACCTGGTACTTTAGGAGCTGAAATACCCAATTTCGAGATAATTGAGTCTTTAAAATCCCCAAGACTTTTATTATTTACTTTCAAAGAACCCCCGGCAAGTAGCATTTCATTTCCAGCTTCAAGACCTAAAGCCTTAACTTTTTTAGCGCCATCAACAACCGCTTTTTTACGTGCTTCAGTATCGGCATTGATCTTAGCAATCATTTTTTGATTTTCGGAACTGTCCCCAATACCAACCGCCTCTTTGAATTTATACCATCCTAACATGATAAAATTTATTGCTGTCATAATGGCGCCAACCATTATATTAAAGTAGAGTTTTACACCTTCAACAAAGGCTGCAATGATTAATTTACTTGCTTTCATTGTATGGTCCCAGGCTTGCCCCCATCCATCAATTTTAAATGCCAAGAATCCAATCAAAGCGATTAAGGCTATAACTCCAGCAATAATCCAAGTAGTTGGATTGGCCAGCATTGCGGCATTCAATTGCCACCAAGAGGCGGTTTGCATACGATTGGCCAATGCAACCGCTTTAGTCCATCCCGCCTGAGCCATAGATGCCACTTTCATTATTCCCAACGCCGTGGCAAGAGATAGTACTACACCTACTGCCACCATCATTACTGGATTACCCTCGTTGAATTTATCAACCAGCCAACCCATTCCATTTGCGCTGGCTTCAAGTCCAACATTCAAATAATTTAAGATTAATGATGCAACTGGTTCCAAAGCTCCGTAGAGCTTTAAAAGCTTTTCGGAAACACTATCCATAAACGTGCTCCATCTTCCGCCAAGTGTTGTACTCATTTTATCCGCCATTCCATAAAATTGTCCTCCAGCAGATGTGGCCGAGATAAAAGCATCTTCCACCATTTTGGAGGAGATATTTCCCGCCTCCATTTCTTTTTTAAGTTCGCCGATACTCTTCCCGGTTTTCTTTGATATTTCGCCCAGTGGATTGAAACCCGCGTTAATCATTTGATTTAGGTCTTGCCCCATTAATCGACCAGTTGCACTCATTTGAGAGTATGCAAGAGTAAGGGAACTCATTTTATCTTTATTTCCCATTGCAACGTCGCCAATAGCTGCTAAAGTTGGCATTACCCTTTCTTGTGCAATTCCAAAGCCAAGCATAGTTTTAGCGGCATCACCTAAACCCATCTTTTCAAATGGGGTTTTTTTGGCATATTCTGCAATATCATCAATCAATCCTTTTGCGGCTTCCTGAGATCCAAGTAAAACCTCAAAAGAGGCATTTTGCATTTCACTCTCAATACCAAGTGTTAATGCTTTTCCGCCTATAACACCCGCCATAACTAAGGGGTTTAACAGTAATCCTGCAAAAGGTATTTGCTGAAATGCGTTGCCGATCATTCCGCCTATTCCACCACCGCCTTTTGCGGTAGTTTCAAGTCTATTAATTTGACGTTCTAGCTTTTGTATTTCAGAGTTAGTTGTTTTAATGGCTGTAATATTCGATTGTGGAATCCAGTCTCTCTCTGCCTTCAATAAATCAACTTTTTGCTTCAAAGAGCCCACAGAGTTTCCGGTTTCTTTTAAATTTTGAGAAACCTGTCTCGATTTTTTTTCTAATTCGACAAACTTGTTTAACATGCCCTCGCTACTAAAGCCAATAGCGCTCAATTTGGCGCTCATTTGGTCTTGTATAGATAAAGTATAGGACAGTAAATTTGACATTCTATTTTATTTTTGTGTTAGCCTCTTCTTCTCTCACCCACTGGAGTTCTATAACTCGCATTGCCCATGTTCTTATGTCCAAGGAGTAGGGATCAATGTGTAAATAATACCTAAGAAGTGCATTTGTTTTTCTTTTGTTGTCAACCCATTCTAAAAGTCTTCTGTAATATTCCTCTTGAGTAATTCTTACGTCCGGCTTAGACTCGGCTGTGGAGCCAGCAGATTCTAATTGATAGCCAAAAGCTGCCTCCCTTAAAGCTTTTCCACGGTTACAACAACTGTTTCAATTGTTTGCATCATTTGTCCAGCCGTAGACATCAATTTAACTTCATCGTTTAAAATATCATCTCCCCCTAAAAAGCACTGTTTAAACAATGATATGTTATAGGATATATATTTTCCCTGAGCCATTAAGCTCTGTGCAAATTCTAATTCCTTAACTGATGGGCTTCTTACGTAGCAAGTTTCACCTGTGGCAAGTGGTAATTTAAAAATGTTTTTGTGAGCCTTTTTCCAGGCATCAATTTGCTCTTGAGTAACGGTCACAAATGTTGGTGTTTCTTCTAATTTGCTCATTTTGTTGTTTATTTAAAATAATCCCGATAAATTGATTCTCGGGATTATTTGTTATACATTTTTCATTCCAATGGCTTTGAATGGAAGCGTTACGGGCATAAATTTATCCCCCTGTTTTGCAGCATTTTCTGTCTGACTAAATCGCACTCCGGATATTTTTTTAGTTCGCATAACATCACCGTTAGAAGGGTTGCCATAGCTAATTAAAATATCAATATTAGCGTTCAAAAGATTCCCGCCAACTGCGTCTTCAATGGCATTAAAATCAGACTGTAGAATTTCAATCTCACCCTCATAAGAGCGATTTCCTGTTTGTAACGACTTAGGTTCTTTACCCTTGCCGTAGGCTTCCTCAAGTTCCTGCTTTTGGGTAGCTTTAACGGCTCGTATTCCTGTAAGGTCGGCACCACCGGCAATGACGGTAATATCAGACCACTCGTATTCTCTTGAATTAAACATATTTTATAATTAAGAATTAAGGTTATAACCAATCGTGAATTCCAAGTATCTTCCATACCCTTTAGGAGCCACACTTACTTTCCCTTTGATAATTCCTGTAGAGGCTACATTATTTGTAGTGTCTACAAGTACTTTTATACCCGTATCATTAGCCACGGTAACGTCCACAGAAAGTTCCCCTTTAGCACTCATTTCTTGCGCAATTGTTCTTTCTATATCCGCCTCAATAGTTCTAGCGTCTATTGGCGATAATTTACCGCCGTCAACTAGGTTTAAATCGTCAAGGATATAATTTGTCAAGGTCGCATTTGCCAAAACAAAAGCCTTATCAATTACACGACGTCTAGTCATATAATGGTAATCGTCCTCTACAGTACAGGCTAAATTGTCATCGACAAAATAGTAGCCTGATTTACCCACGTGCGTACGAATAGTGATAAAACCTTTAGTATACAAAGGCGTTGCATTTACTTGCTCTGCTGGAGTATCCAAAACGAAAAACTCCAACGGCTTTAATGCTCCATCTTTTACACGTCCAACGTTTACGTTTTTGGCTAGTCGACCTCCAAGAACTCCAACCGCTGCACCTTTTGATGCCGTTGGTCCTGTTCTCTTTTCGGTATCGCCAATTAGAACCGCAACACGGTTAGTAGTTGCCGCCTCAAAACCAATTAAGTCCTGAGCCACACCCGTATAGTTGTAAGCCTCAATAATAAATACAACTGGGTGTATTTTGTTAATTGTAAAATCCTCGGCAATAGCTTGAGCGGCTGCTAAAGTGGCTGGAAAACCTGTACGCAATCCTGCAGTGGTAGTATTTTCAGCTGTAGCTGGTGCATACTTCAATATCACAAATCGGATACGTCTGTTAGAGGCAATTAATGCTGCTTCTGAGTCAGCAACTAGTTGATCTAATGTGCGCGTTTTAGCGACACCGTATATCCACAATTCTGTTCCCTCTCCCGCCTCAGCATAAAACTCTTTTATCGTTTTGTGAAGCTCATAGTTAGCAATTGTAGAAATGATCCCCAATGCCTCAGCCTCGGCTAGGCTATATACCGTATATACTTTGTTTAAAGTAAAGGTACCGTTGGCAGTTGCACTTGCAACAATGCAACATACGCCGTCTGGATTGGTAGCAACAACCCCAAGGTTGCCGTTTTCAAAGCCAATGTTTACACCTGGTATATTCATTACTCTTTAATTTTAGATTTGTATTCCTGTAACGCCTTAATAAGCGTATCCGCTGATTGATTAGCCACCTCAATTTTGAAATACTTAACCAATGATTTCAATTTTTTGTAGTTTTCCTTAACCAGCTCCGTATCCTCAAGTTCCTTGGCCATTTTTTCAGATTCCTCAAATGCCTTTGCCTCAAGATCTTCTTCAGATAAATCGGAAATGGTTGCATCTGCTAAAAATGCAGCGTTGTATACTGGCTCCACAGTTTTATCTTCTAAAGATTTTGCGTGGTTCTTTGCGTCATTTTCGTTGTAAAAATGTTCGCCATCAGAGGTGCTAAAGCACTTCTCTAAATTAGGGTGGGTTTCAAAAATGTTCATATTTTATACTTTAGATTTTATGTAAATAAAAGCGGCAAACGCCAATAGAGTTAAAGAAAATAGTCTAAATCCCCAGATTTGAATTTCTTGCCAAGTAGTTAGTTCATTAACCTTTATGGGTATGGTGTGCTTGGTGGTATCTACTTGATGCGTATTAATGTAGTGCAGTACAGCTTCTTGTGCCTTGGCCTCGCAGTCTACTATTAACGCGCTACCCTCTAACCGAACCCTTGGGCTTTTTAAAATACGCCCTGGTTCGGCTTGGGTAACTTGTTTTATAATGATCTTACCATTTTGGCAGTCAAGT